TGTTCATTGCTTTGATTGGTTGGATGGTCTAAATGGCAAATACTTGGGCCTTGATAAAAAATTTTATCATGGAAAGTATTTATTCACTATTGATTGGGCTCACCCTGATACTAACATCTTGGATACCGAACATTCTGAAATACCTCAAGAACATAAGTGTGCACACATTTTGGCTCTTAATAACGGTAATTATGCAGCTCAGCCTAATAATCGTTGCCTTTGGCACGTTAACAGTTATACTACTGATAGCAGCTGGCCTGACTATAAAGTCCAAACTACTTATTGGGATGCAGAAGATAATGAAATGGTAACTGAGGACTCAGACAGAATGTTTTACGAAATGCATGAAAAAAATAAATAGATTTTTTGAAGGTACATTTAAAAAAGAATATTTTTTCATGGAAGGCGAAATAGATTTAGATTCTAAATCTCTTATAGAAAAAATTCAAANTGGTATTAAAGATCCATCTAATAAAAACGATATAACAAATGTAAATGGTGGAATGACAGACTGGCAATATTTTATGAATGACCCAGAGATTGGTGAAATCATAGTAAATATTCTTAATGAAATTGAACAACAAGTAGCATTACCAAAATATAAAATACATGAAGTATGGGGAATAGAAATAGGATTTGCAGGCAGTACAAAACAACATAATCATTCTCCTTGTGTATTTTCAGCTATAATTTATTTAAACGATGTAGAACAAATACTATATTTTCCTCAAATTAAAAAAGAAGTAAAAACAACAAGAGGTAAATTTGTTATATTTAGTGGAGATTTAGATCATTATACACATAGGAATTTAACACACACTAAAAAATATGCTATTGTATTTAATTCAAAAATAATAAAAGGATTTTAAATGAATTTATCTCGTAACTTTACTCTTTCAGAGCTTACTAAAAGTGATACTGCTATACGTAAGGGAATCAACAATAATCCAAACGCAGAACAAATAGAAAAATTGAAAGCACTATGTGAAAATATTTTACAGCCAGTACGAGACCATTTTGGTAGAGTAAAAATCACCAGCGGATTTCGTAGCGTAGAATTATGTGTTGCAATAAATAGTTCAGCAAATAGCCAACATGCAAAAGCTGAAGCCGCAGACTTTGAATGTGTTGGTGTAGACAACGCTGAACTTTTTGATTGGATAAAATCAAACCTGCAGCCAGATCAGCTGATCCTCGAGTTCTACACTCCTGGCGAACCTAATAGTGGGTGGATTCACGCTAGTTGGGTGCCTGACACGCCAAGAGCTAGTTTTTTACATGCATTTAAACAAGATGGCAAAACGCAATACAAACCTATTCTTGGAAAAGCTAAGGATATCGTTTAATCCAATAGCCAAAAATCTAAGGTCTAGATCATTTAAACATAAAGTGGTACAATCAAAGAAGTTGTACAACCGCAAAAAGGAGAAACAAACCATTCTCAAAGCGGCCGCTAAAAAGGAGGACTGATGGCAAAACAAGGACCCTGTTGGGACGGATACGTTCAAAAAGGTATGAAGAAAAAAGGTAGTAAGATGGTGCCTAACTGTGTGCCTGCTGGTAAGAAAGTAATGAAGGCTGCCATGGGTAGAGCTGCATTCTCTGAAACAACATCAAAAGCTCCTGGAACAAGGATGAAAGAAGAACCTTACATTGGTTCCTACATGCATTCAGAGCTAGCAGGTAAGAAAGTTAACAATCCAAGTCTAGCAAAATATTATGGACCATTGCTTAAAGGATTTAAAAATGACTAAAAAAGATATTAAAATTGTAGATCTTATTGAAAGGTTTGGAAGACCAAGAATTGTAAGAGCTTTAACTAAAAGAAAATTTACAAATAAAAAAAGAGTTGAACAAAGAAAGACAGGCCAAAAGCATATGGGATTTAAAAAAGGTAAAAAAATAATAGTACCACCAAAAAAACCTAAATTTCAATCAGAAGCTGATTTACCAAGATCTATGAAAATAGATACCACTACAAGTGCTTATGGAGATGCTGGTAAAGGTAGACCTGTTCCAAGTTTTGAAAAAAGTAAACCAGGAAAAAAAACTGGTGGTTTAGTTGATTACTACAAGGATATTTTATAATGGCAACATCAGGAACTACAAGTTTTGATCTTAACATAGATGATATTATTCAAGAAGGTTATCAAAGATGTGGGGTAACAACAAACTCAGGATATGATCTGCGATCTGCAAGAATTAGTTTAAATTTATTATTTGCAGAATGGGGTAACAGAGGTATTCACTTATGGAAAGTAGAGCTTAATGAAAAAACGTTAGTTTCAGGTCAAGCCTCTTATACGGTAGACACAGACGTAAGTGATGTTCTAGAAGCTTTTATATCTTCTACATTAGCTGCAAGTAATAGTTCTTCAACCCAAGATGTGTCTCTTACTAAAATAGACAGATCAGCGTATGCTGCAATTCCAAACAAATTATCTACAGGCACACCATCACAATATTATGTAGATAGACAAACAACACCTATTATCAATTTATATCAGACACCAGATTTAAATACTTATACTGCACTCAAATATTTTGTTTTAAAAAGAATTGAAGACGCTGGTGCTTATAGCAACCAAGCAAATGTTGCATATAGATTTCTGCCATGTATGGCTGCAGGTTTAGGGTACTACCTTGCTATGAAAAAAGCACCTCAATTAGTTCAACAAAACAAACAAATATACGAAGATGAAATGAAAAGAGCTCTTGATGAAGATGGACAAAGAACTTCTACATATATTAGCCCACAATCATTTTATCCGTCAGGAATTTAATTATGGGAACATACGCAACAGGAAAAAGATCAAAAGCAATATCTGACAGATCAGGTATGGAATTTCCATATGAAGAAATGGTCAAAGAATGGAATGGATCTTTAGTTCACTATACGGAGTTTGAACCAAAGCACCCGCAGATACGTAGAAGAAGAACCACTGCAGATGCTATTGCACTACAAAACCCAAGAGTAATGAAATTTCAACAACCTAGTCAAGAATTTTTAGCAGATAAAGATGCTACTATATCTGATTCAGGTGGAGCTTCAGTTGGTGTGGCTAATTTAAGTTTACCTGGACAGTTTGCATTTAGAACACAAGAATTTCCAGTAATAAGAAATGGTGTAACAACCATAATGCATTCTATGATACCTGAAGATCCATCAATACAAAATATTAGAAGACAAGCTGATCTCGTGGTAGGTAAAGTGGAGGTAAGTATAACATAATGGCAATAACTCACTCTAATTTTTTGACACAAGTAAGAAACTATACTGAAGTAGGTAGCACAGTTTTGACTGATGCAATTATACAAGATTTTATAAGATCTGTTGAATTAGATGTAGCAGGAAAGGTTGATTATGATGATCTTAGAAAATATGCTACTTCTACATTTACTGCTGGTAACAGAGCTGTATCTATGCCTTCAGATGTTTTGATATTAAGATCTGTAGAACATGTGGGATCAAGTGGAACAAGAACTTTTTTAGAAAAAAGAGATATTAGTTTTATATCTGAATTCAATAGTACGGGAACACAAGGAACTCCTAAATATTTTGCAAATTACGATGATTTTAATATTTTAGTTGCACCCACGCCTGCAAATGCGAGTACAGTCCAAATTAATTATATTAAAGATCCACCAAATTTCACTTCAACTAACAATACTTTTTTGTCTACTTATCAAGAGTCCATGTTGTTACATGGTGTATTGGCTGAGGCATTTAGTTTTTTAAAAGGACCGGATAATCTATACAACCTGTATAATTCCAAGTATAGTGAAGAGATACAAAATTTTGCCCTACAACAAATGGGCAGAAGAAGACGTGCGGAGTATGATGATGGTGTTCCAAGAATTAAAATACCGTCTCCATCTCCAAACACAACTGTTTAAAAAGGAGAAAAACAATGGCAATAACAACTAATGCAATCTGTAATTCTTTCAAAAAAGAATTACTTGAAGGCGCACATAAATTTCAAAACCCAGGTGGTAGTACATACAAATTAGCTATGTTTACTAACTCTGCGAGTTTAGGAAAATCAACAGTAGGATACGCAACATCTAATGAAGTATCCTCACCATCTGGATACACAGCTGGTGGAAAAGCTCTTGTCAATGTGGGAACATCATTAGCAACAAATACAGCAATAACTGATTTTGCTGACTTATCGTTTGTTGGTGTAACCCTTACTGCAAGAGGAGCTTTGATTTACAATACAACAACTGCTGGTGGATCAAATACCACTGACGCTGTTGCTGTATTAGATTTTGGCGGAGATAAAACTGCAACTTCAGGAACTTTTACAATTCAGTTCCCTGCATTCACTACTGCAGCCGCGATTTTAAGAATAGCTTAATAGAGAGATTCCGGTGCTATGGCTGAACGTATTTATACAGTAACCGTAGCATCGGGAGATCTATATGGCGGAGGAACAGGCAACGTCTTTTATTTGGATGGTGCCAGAAACGCTACAGGCCCAGGAACTGTATCTTGGGTTGAAGGTGGTACTTTAAGATTTGAACAAAGTGCTGCAAGTAATGATAATCACCCATTAATTTTTTCAACCAACACTAGCACCTCAGGTATAATATCATCTGGAGTTACTTACTATCTTGATGGAAGCAGTAATCAAGCTGCTTACACCAACACAACAACTTTCAATGCAGCGACCACGAGATATATAGAAGTTACTCCATCATCACAAACTGATTTTTATTATTTATGTTATGTTCATGGAATTGGCATGGGTGGTATTTTTGATATCACCTCTACAACATGGGGCGCGTTAGATTGGTCCGAAGGATTATGGGGAGAACAAGGAAATTTAAATACAAGTATTACTGGAATGTCATTAACCAGTGCTACTGGAAATGAGTCGTTAGCCGCTAACGCAAACGTATCTGTTTCAGGGATTGCACTTGCATCATCTGTGGGAACTGCAGTAGGCGGAGCTTCATTCTTGATTACAACAACAGGTCAAGCAGCTTCACTATCTGTAAATTCAGTTATTGCTGGAA